CTTCCTGTCGATGATCCTAAATCGTTCGATGAAGCAATGTTTATTTTGCTCTGCGGTACAGGAGTTGGGTTCAGTGTTGAATCGAAATATATCAATCAGTTGCCAGAAGTGCCCGAAAAATTATTTGAATCAGAGCACACCATTGCCGTCCACGACTCTAAAGAAGGATGGGCCAAGTCATTACGTTTACTCCTCGCAAACCTCTGGGCAGGCGAAATCCCAAAGTGGGATGTCAGCAATGTTAGACCTGCCGGAGCACGACTCAAAACATTTGGTGGAAGAGCTTCTGGGCCGCAACCATTAATTGACTTATTTGAATTTACTGTAGCTACATTTAAACACGCACAAGGTCGTAAATTAAATAGCTTAGAATGCCATGATTTGATGTGTAAAATTGGCGAGGTGGTTGTAGTGGGTGGCGTGCGCCGCTCTGCAATGATCTCACTATCTGATCTTGATGATGAAAGGATTCGTCATGCAAAAGCTGGTCCATGGTGGGACACTGCTCCTCATAGAGCTCTTGCAAATAATAGCGCTGTCTACAATGAAACACCAACGGTTGGGAAATTTATGGAGGAGTGGCTTTCTTTATACAATTCTCATTCTGGTGAGCGTGGTATTTTCAATCGTGAGGCTGCTCGTAAAACCGTGGAAAAGTACGGTCATCGTGATCCTAATTTTGAGTTTGGTACTAATCCATGTTCTGAAATTGTTTTAAGACCCTATCAATTTTGTAACCTTAGCGAGGTAGTAGTAAGACATGATGACACCAAAGAAACCCTATTGCGAAAAGTGCGGCTTGCCTCCATCCTTGGTACAATCCAAAGTACCTTCACAAAATTCCCCTACTTGCGAAAAGTGTGGCAACGTAATACTGAAGAGGAGCGCTTACTTGGTGTCTCACTCACAGGAATCTATGACAACAAACTCTTGTGTACACAAGGAGAGGAATTAAATGTTTTATTGGACGAACTTAGAGAATGCGCTAGAGCAACAAATACAGAATGGGCGACAGCTCTCGGAATCCCTACAAGCGCTTCTATCACATGCGTCAAGCCAAGTGGAACAGTATCCCAGCTTGTTGATTCGGCGAGCGGCATCCACCCTCGCCATTCTAAATTCTATATCCGAAGAGTGCGAGGAGATAAAAAAGATCCTCTCACCCAATTCCTTATTGGACAAGGAGTACCAGCTGAAGACTGTGTTTACAAGCCAACCCAAACTACCGTCTTCAGTTTTCCACAAAGAGCCCCAGACGGACTTGTCAGAGATGATGTCACCCCAATCGCTCACCTTGAGCTCTGGCTTACTTACCAGCGACACTGGTGTGAGCACAAGCCAAGTGTCACTATCTCAGTCTCCGAAAAAGACTGGCCAAGTGTTGGAGCCTGGACATGGGATCACTTTGACGAAATCAGTGGAGTTAGCTACCTCCCCTACGACGGAGGAACCTATCGTCAAGCCCCGTACGAAGAGTGCACCGAAGAAGAGTACAAAACCCTTAAAGCCCAAATCCCTAAAATCAACTGGGAAGAGCTAAAAGAAAATACAGACAATGTGGAAGGAGCACAGATGCTTGCTTGCTCAGCTGGTGTTTGTGAGATCTGATCCATGGCCATGCCCACCGCTAAATTTGAGCAATTGGAATCTAGCATGGATGTGGCAAGCCCCTGCATTGGAATCTGCACCCTCGACTTCATGGATGTTTGCCGAGGGTGTCAAAGAACCAAAGACGAGATTGCAAGTTGGATGGGTTTATCGCCAAACGAAAAGCAACAGATAATAAACAGAGTCAACCCGACCGGGGAAGTATCAAGAACGTGGTGATTTTTCGGGTTTCTATCCACGGTATCAACGAATTGGCAGGCGTAGCTTGTGCCTTCCCCAACTATTTCACATGGTGGTGAGTTTGGGCTCCTTCGGGAGCTCTTTTTTATGTTACAATTTTTATTCCGCCGACACGTCGGTTTGCCATAGGAGCACATAATGATTTACTCAATTGATTTTGAAACCCGCAGTTTTGCTGATCTACCCGAGATAGGGCTAGATAAATACGCAAACTGTTTATCAACAGAAGTGCTGTGTATTGCGTTCGGTACCACACCAGAAACCGTCAAGGTCAAAGCACCACAAAACCCCAACACAAATGAATTATGGCCATTGATGCAACATGTATCAAAAGGTGGCAAGATTGCGGCATGGAACGCCATGTTCGAGTACGCCATCTGGAACTGCGTCTGTGTGCCTAAGTACGGCTGGCCTCCGCTTAAACTGGAGCAGTGCATAGACACTATGGCAATTGCTGCCAGTAATAACATCCCTCAGAACTTGGACGATGCAGGTCAGTTTATGGATGCCAAATATCAAAAAGACCCCATGGGCAAAAAGCTGATTCAAAAGCTATGCAAACCCAACAAAAAGGGTCAGTTTAATAATGACCCAGAATTGATGTCCCAGCTGTTTGAATATTGTGCCCAAGACGTACGCACAGAAATGGCTATAGGAAGCGTTTTAAGGGGTCTTACAGACACCGAACAGGAGGTTTGGTACCTTACCCAACGGATCAATCTAAGAGGCGTTCCTGTGGACTATAATGAGCTCCATAACGCTGTCCTTGCTGTGACAAGGGCGCAAGATGCCCTAGACAATGAATTGGTTGCACTAACTGGGTGCAAGCCATCTGAGAGGGCTAAACTGCTGGGTTGGCTCAATGCCCAAGGTGCCGATATGGCAAACATGACTGCTGAGACAGTGGTTGCCAAACTGGCAGATCCATTCTTAAAACCCAAGGTGCGTAGGGCATTAGAATTACGCCAAGAAGGAAGCCAAACTAGCGTGGCTAAGTACGCTAAGATGATGGAGATACAACGTGAAGGACGGATTCGGAATACATTGGTATATCATGGCGCTAGTACTGGCCGCTGGGCGAGTCGTGGTGGGCTTAATCTACAGAATATCGCCCGTCCCACGATTGATGATGAGCAGATTGCACTCGCAATACCATCTGTATTTATGGAGGGAGTCGGAACGATGCAACAACTTAGTTCCCTTGTCCGAAGTGCAATCGTGGCCCCACTGGGGAAAACCTTCGTTGATGTGGATTTTAGCTCAATTGAAAACCGAGTTGGCGTCTGGTTGGCTGGGCAAACTGACAAGGTGGATTTGTTTAGACGTGGTTTGGATGAGTATAAGACGTTTGCATCTAGCTCGCTATACAATATACCATACGAGGAAGTTACTAAGGAACAAAGACAAATAGCCAAGTCGGCTGTGCTTGGCTGTATGTTTGGTCAGGGTTCTAAAGGATTAGTGGCGTATGCCGAGGGGATGGGAGTTAAGTTGACTGAAGAACAAAGTCAAAAGGCGGTTAACGCTTATCGGACAGATTATCAAAAAGTCAAAAACTTTTGGTATCAATGTCAATCAGCCGCTATTGCTGCGATCAAGCAACCAAGCGACATGCAAGATGCCGGGCTGTTGCGTTTCATGTATGCCAAGGATGTCTTGTGGATGAAGTTGCCCAGCGGTCGATTCATTTGCTGGCGGGATCCCAAGGTTGAGGATCAATTGACTCCATGGGGTGAAATGCGAGAGGGTGTCACTGTGCTCAATCAAAACACTTTCACTCGTAAGTGGGGACGCAACAATTTGATTGGTAGCAGTATCTTCCAATCGGCTGTCCAAGGTACCGCTCGGGACATGCTGGCTGAGGCTTGTTTGTTGTTGGAGAAGAATGGCTTTGAAGTTCTCAACTTGATCCATGACGAAGTCCTCATGTTGGTGGACGAGAGTCAGGCAGAAATCGCCTTAGATCGTGTAGTCAAGTTAATGACTACACCGCCTAAGTGGGCTTCAGATTTTCCGTTAGCTGCGGAAGGTTGGGTAGGAAAGCGTTATCGGAAGTGATTGCTATTAGGGATTTTCGTGAGGCCAGAAAATCCCTTCTTGCATTACTCGTTCAATAACAGCATTACGAGCCACTGGTGAATAGTTGGTTAAGCCGTAATTTCGTGGGAAACCTTCCATATCTGTTACTATAGATTGTCTAGCATCCATATCACCTTCGTATAATCTTCTTAAAAATATCACATCGTATAAATTACGAACTGCTTCACTGGCAGTTTCATAAGCGCGTTGCCTAATTGCAGTAACTTGATCAAACTCACCAGCGTTTTCTGGCTCCATTTCACGCACAGCATTGACTAAATCATTTTCAGATGGGTGCCAAGGAGATTCTGGAATACTGATTTCGTTAAATGGATCTGGATGAGATTGTATTGCTTTTTCAAAATCAGCGTTAGTTGGCAATTTTTCCATTGGGTGTCTTTCAAACCAACTAGCCATAATATTTAACATATTGGTAATCTGTGGTTCTGTAAATTCATCGACCCAACCGTTTGGACCTTTATCAGCTAATTGTCCTAAAGCGGAAACTAACTGCTCACGATATTTACCATTGTGATCAAGCAACATATCGGCTAACTTGCGATGAACATCAAGTGGTACTTGACCCTCTGGTTTTCTATCACCAAACAAGATGTCTAAATTTTGAACATAATCATCTTTTAGATTATCTTGTAAATACAAAGACTCTGGATCTTTTATTAAAACGCTATAAACTTCTTCCCGAAGTGTTTGCTTATCCCAATCGCTTAATTTCTTTGGTGGCTCGGCAGATAAATCTACGCCATAATCAGTTGCTAATTGAGCAAATTGATCAGTGGTAAAGAACCTTGGAAGCAATCTTTCATCATCTGCTTTTTTGAAAAACTCTTCAACAGTAGGTGAATACCAATGAGCGCGTTCATCTGTCATTTTACCAATCGAATTGTAATGATTATCTAAGTCGTGTACTTCTTTTAAATGACTAAGTTCACGAACATCCGTTAAATTGTCAGCATTTTTATTAAGCCATTCAACCATTTGCGGAACATAAGTTGCATCTACATCACCGTTGTTTGCGCCTTTAAGTTGTTGAACAGATTTTTTAATAGGAGCTTGTCTTTCGGCTAATAAATTAGTAATTTCGGGATACAATTGAATTGCATTTTCAATAGCTTTTGCTTTTCCAAAAGTAGCCATATTACCAAAAAATTCAATAGCTGCTTCGGGGTTATTATCTTCTAAATAAATACCGATTGTATGAACTTTATTGGAATCACTTAATACTTTTGGTTTATCAATTTTTAATTCAAGTGTAGCTTGCGATACACCATTGGGATCTTTCAAACTAGCAATTTCAATTTGACCATCTTTAAGGCGACGCAAGTAACCGTATTTGTCAACTTCTACTTTGCCACGAGGAGGTTTGCCAGTATGTGGCACCAACCATGGACCATGACCAGGGTAATCCTGTGTAGCATGACAACCAGAACCGACACATTGATTTAAGTCGATGGTAATTTGACCTAAATCACGAGCAGTCATATTTTCATCAGCGTTTGCCATTTCTGGCGTGATGATAGTCATCTTAGAACCATCAGAAAATGCCATGTCTGTCGGCATTGCGGCAGCACGTTTAGGAATCCATTCTGCTGCACCTTGTTTACTTAATTGTGCTGCTTTAAACTCAGCCATTTTATCTTTAATCATTTGGCGAGTTACTGTAGCAGGTGTCACATTAGATAACTTATTAGGATCTAAATTACCAGCTAACAAATCTTGAAATACTTGTTTTCTGATTTGATTAAATCCAGTTTCTTCATCTGGCTTAGTTAAAAAGTCTGTAATAAGTGCTTTTCTATCTAATTTTTCTGAGACTGGATATCCTTCTTTTGCTGTAAATGAATATCTACCCTTCGGATACAATTGAGCATCCAAAACATTTTCATACTGTAATCCCTCTGGAGTGGTAGCTGTTATTTTTCCAATAGGTGTATTTTCTAAAACTTTAACTTTGTCCTCATCAAGACCATAATTTGTTAAGGCTTTAATAAAATCTTCTCTTCGCTCTTGCCCTGTTCTTTCACGATAATCTGGAACTGGACGACTTAATCCAAATATTTCATGAACTGGCATGCCACTTTCGTTAACCGCTTGCAACAAAGGATCTGTTGCTAAACCAGTACCCATTTGATTTGTAATGTATTTTTGATACGGACCCATTACCCATGCGTTATAAGCTGGTAATGCTTGTTCAATTTCAGATGCTGTATACAACGGTTTTCCACCAGCCGTTTCATCAACTTCTATGTTGTAATTTTCGGCAAATTGATTAGCTGCTTCTTTACGAAGCTGTCGCATCTGATCTAAATCTATTGGCGGAGAACCAAACTCTTTATATGGGGCTAAATAATTAACCCAAAAATCTTCCCATTTATGCAATAATTCACGATTGTCTATTGCTCTAGGATAATGTTTTTCTAATTGTTGTTGAAAAACAGCCACAGGATCATCATATTGTACTGATGATAAATGTTTACCAAGCTCACCTTGTTCTGACAACGGCATCGTCGCACCCAAATTGGTTGGCCAGTTGCCACCCTTTGGTTTGACAGCGTAGGATGCTACGGGGACGCTAAATTGATTTGGCATACCAGGGATATTAAATCCGCCAGTTTCCATTACTTGATTGTAAATTGGCTCTATAAAGGGTTTGGCTGTTTCAGCAGCACCAGCAGCGCGAGATCCTAAAGTGGGATACTCACGGGTAATGCCAGCTTGGGCGTTTGTATAATCAGATGGGAAGTTGCGGATGTCTTCGATAGCAGTTTTACCAGCAACACGAAGGTCGTCTGGAGTAAACCGAACACGAGTATTCCACAACTCCGGCAATGGTCCAGTGCGTTCTCCAATATCTGCAATAGTATTGGAAATATCTTTGCCTAATTGTGTTGGGGGAGTGTATTGCAAAGCTTGCATTGCTTTAGCTGTATCAGCGTTAAAGTTTGCAGTTTGGGGATTGACGGCTTGATTGCCAGCTCCATATAAAGCGGAGCCAGCTATTTGAAATGGCGAGGCAAGAGCGGGTATTACACCTTGAGCTAAAGATGCTCCTGGCATGCGCTCCATAAGATATTTAACCAACCCCGTGGGGTCAGATAAATAATTGGTTTTTGCTTGGGAATTAAGTTGTTGCTGGCGTAGTGCTTCTTCGCTATTAAGCTGAGCACGCATTTTAGCTATGTTGGCTTCATTACCAGCTTGAGGTTGATTGTAACCTGGTGGTAAAGCACTTAAACTATCCGCAACATAGGCACCAGTGACGGGATCAATATACGGCATGTTATCTATCTAAAGAAATTAAACCACCTGTTTTAACAGCGATTTGACCGCCAGCTGCTTTCTTTTGTAATTTATCTTGCTCTTCTAGGTGGCGTTGATACATGCCAATAGGAATAGAAAGGCCAGCACCAGCGATGTTTGACCATGGGCTGGCTGGAGTTGGAGCAATAGTGGCGGCGTTACTAACAACACCAGCAACATCTAATAACTCACGAGCGGGATTGCCTTCTTTAAAATGATTCCATAGGCGTACTAAATTTTCGCCACCTTCCCATAAACCACCCACAGTACCAGCACCTCTTGCAACGGGAGAGCTTGCAGCACTCTTAACCACTTGCATAGCTCGTTGGGTAGGGGTCAATGGAGGAGGCGCAGCAACGGGAGGTGCGGCTGGAGCACCAGCACTGCTTAAATCCAAACCTTCTAGAGCTTGTGGTGGAACATTAATACCCATTGGGGTAGAGGCTTTAAAACCAGCACCACCACGCACAGGATCAAATTGAGATGTTAACTTAGCTTGGTCTAACGCTTTGATACGAGCTTCGTTTTGAGCACGCTCAGCAGCTTGTTCCATTGTGGTTGCGTTGTACCCGGTTTGTCTTGCACGACCAGTAGCGCCTGTTTCGGGATCAATAGTGCCTTGGATTTGACGCTCTAAAATAGTTCTATTTGGAGGTGCAATCTTCTCAGCAATACGATTAGTAATTTCTTTGGTAATGTTAGAACCCAAAACACCCTTAAGTGTTTTAGCACCAGCGATCGCTGGAATACCCAATGCTTCAGCAGCAATACCGCCAGTAACAGGATCTACTTGTTCAGTTTTGGCTTTATTAAGATGAAACCGTTGGTACTCGTGAAGATCGCTTTCGGGTACTGGTTCGTATTCTACTTTTTGATCGCTCATTGTTTCACTCTCATAGGTTGACCATTTTGATAAATAATTGGGTTGCCATTCTTATCAGTGTCTTTAGTGCCATCTTTAGGCTTGTTCATTACTTTGCTAATTTTATTAGATAGCTCTATATCGTATTTAGTAATAATACCTTGTACTTTAGGAGTATTCATAAAGGCATATGGGTCAGGATTTTTTAAAGTTGTTTTGTATTTATCCCACTCTTTTGCCAATTCTTTATTTCTATCGTGAACAATTTGCACAGTCAATGCTTGTGCAATGTTTTGCTCTGGAGGATACTTAGAACTTAAACCTTTAGCTGCTTGAGAAATGGTAGTTAACTGAGCACCCATTTTAGAACCTGTACCACCAAACTGTTCTTTCTCGTATGCAATACCAAGCTGTTTAGCTAGGTTGTCCAAACGAGAGCGTTTTGTCATAGCATCTTCACCAGCAAAAAATTCTTTCATGCCAGTTAAAATACCAGTTTCTCGTTGACCAGTTTCACCTTGAGTATCTTCAGTACGACCAGTGAGTTTCATTAAGAAACCAACGGGGTCTTTCTTGTAGCCATAACCAAAGTATTCTGGATGCTCAGTAGCCATATCAATAATTTCTTGGGCTTGTTGGTTAGTAGTTGGGCCAAAGGATTGGTTTGAAATGTCAGCAATAAACTTACCAGCTGCAATACGCTCTTCTTGTAAAGATTTTAACTGGGCTTCATTAAGTTGTTGTTCTTGTTGCAAACCGCTTTGTTGACCACGACCAGCAAATTCTGGATTAAAAGAATAATCAATTGCTGGTGCTGGGGATACAGTTACTGTACCTTTTACTGGAGGTGCAGCTTGTGCAGTACCACTACCAGTTAATGCACTAATAATGTTTTCTGCCATACTGCCACGAGGAGCGGCTTGCGCCATTGGGGCAGGAACTGGAGCTTGATCCATTGCCATCGGAGCTGGCATTGGCATCATTGGAGCATCTTGTGGTTGTGCACCATCGGCCATGTAACGAATTGAGCCACCCATGGCTTTTTTCTGAATCGGTTGAATTTTTGGATCTTGCAACACGCCTCTGAACTGCGGAGGAACAATTTGTCTATCTTGCCAGTTTTGCAGATCTTGTTTAGTAATTTTAGCTGAGAAGTTACGGTACTGACCAGCGGTATCATAACCACTAACAGTAGCATCAACCACGTCCATGCCTTTAAATTCTGCACCAGCTCGAGTGTGAATATCCGACAAGGCTTTAAATGCTGCTTTAAAACCTGCTAAGTCGTTTGTATCAGCGTAGTTCTTTAAATTCTGGTAATCGTAAACAGAAAGTGGAACACCATTGTAGGTATAACCACTTGATTGAGCACCAGCTTGCGGTTGAGTGCCAGCTTGAGGTTGACCGCCAGCTTGAGGCATTGTTCCTGTTTGACCAAAACCAGAACGCATTGCGCCAAGTTGTTGTCTCATTATGTCAGCTTGTGCTGTGAGCATACCGATGTTTTGTAATTCTTGTGCTTCTTTAGCACGCTTTTCCCCAAGCATAGCAACACCAGTTTCTGGATGGTACGCTGTACGAGCAACCATCTCATCTAGATTGCCTTGAAGTGCTTTCCAAGGGCTACTTAATTCAGCAGCACGACGTTGTAAGTTTTGTAAAATTTCAGCTGAATTAGGAGACGCAGCAATAGTCTCAGCATTGTATTCTGCTGTTGATTTTGGTCTTGGTTGTAATGCGTCTAACGGTTGTGTATCTGCCATAATTTATCCTTAGTATATCGCTTGACCGCTGTTATCCACTTGGTTATAGCCTTGATCAGCGCCAGTAGTGGTGCCATAATCAGTAGGAACTGTAGAGTTTGCAACCGAGCCATCGGGGTTGTATGTAATACCGCCACCACCGCTACTGCTACCACCAAATATACTATTAAACGTTGGTAATATACCGGCGGGGATATAACCAGAAGTGCCTGGTGTTCCAGCACCTTTACCAAATATGCTATTTAATAAGTTAGTACCAATTGTCGGTACACCAGCCAGTGTACTAACCATCTGCAACGGAGACAATTGATTTTGCTGAGATACAGTCGCTGGAACATTAATTGCGTTTATTAAGTTTGCGTAGTTTGTAGCACCTTGGAATGGAGCGTTCATTTGTGCCGCACCAGTGGTTAATCCAGAAGTAATGCCTTGTGCACCCACATTGCCTAATGCACCACCAGCGGTAGCACCAGTTTGTTGGTTTTGTAATGCCGCTTGCATTTGCTGAGCTTGTAAGGTAGCTAGTGCATTTGATTTAGCGGTATCGACTGCAGTTTGAGCACGCAAACCACCAAAACCGCCAGTACCAATACCAGTTGCTTGAGTTGGAGCAATGGCTGTTGGCAATAGTTGATTTAATTGATTTGTTTGTGCTTGAAATAAACCACCTAAAGCGGTGTTTACATTTGGGGTTACTTGACCAGTAGCTTGGTTTACATTCCAAGGGTTAGCTGCACCTTGCGCAATGGTGTTTAAACTGCCTTGTGCTTGAGTAAATGGATTAGCCGCACCTTGAAGGGTATTAACAGCACCTTGAGCAGTGGTGTTGGCAAACGAAGGTGCGCCACCCAAAGCTGTACTAGCTTGATTAGCAACATTTTGTTGCGCGGCATCGTACCAAGACGGTAGCGTTGTCTGTACCTGATTGGTACTAGACAATATATTATTTAAACCTGAAGAGGATGTTGTTCCAGCCATTATTTTTTCACCTTACGTTTTGCTTCTAATAAATAACCCAATGGACCTTTGCTATCTGAAGGCAGATGCTTGGCGTCATGTTTTTGTTTATGTGCTCTAATGGTTTTTAAGAATGAATCTAACATTTTAGCACCGCTATCATTACTACCGTTGCCCAAAGAAGCTACTACATCTGCGGGTATTACAAATTCGCCGTCTGATAACATCGCTGGGATGCTATCGCTTGTTCCAGTCCCTGGACCACGCACATGCGTGTTTTGCATCGAACCAAGGCCGCCTTCGCTATAGAATTGTGGATTAAAGCCTTGAGAAATAGCACCACCTTCAGCTTTTCCAACAATTGGATATAAAGGTATGCCACCTAAACCAAACAAATTGGAATGTTGTGTTTGTTTACCACGCATCAATACTGGTTTTAAAGACAAATCATCTTCATTGGAACTTCCACCACCAGCAAGATGCATTATACCACCAGTGGCGGCGTTTTCTATTTCGGCTAGTGCATTTGGATCTGGAACTGGGGTAGCATAAGTAACTGTTGGTACATTAAAACTACCTAAAGGAGAAGCAATTTGCGATCCTTTTACAAAAGTGCCTTTTGGTGCTGTTGGTGTTGTGGTTGCTCCAGAAGACGCTGAGTTACCACCACCCATACCATATAAAGCCGAAGCCAATCCAGCGGCAGTTAAACCAGCTGCAGCAGCACCAGTGCCCGTACCAGCTGTTGTGCCCGTTCCAGTACCAGCTGTTGTGCCCGTTCCAGTACCAGCTGTTGTGCCCGTTCCAGCTGTTGTGCCCGTTCCAGCTGTTGTGCCCGTTCCAGCTGTTGTGCCCGTTCCAGCTGTTGTGCCCGTTCCAGCTGTTGTGCCCGTACCAGCTGTTGTGCCCGTTGTTGGTAAACCGCCAGCAGTGCCCATGCCAGTTCCAGTGGTGCCAGCACCACCAGTCCCTGTTGAGGTGCCAGTTGTTGCTGTACTTGTACCTAAACCACCAGTGGCTGTTCCAGCACCAGATGATCCAGCGGTGCCTTGATTTGCTATTAAATTAGAAAGTACATCCGTTGGTGTAACGGGTGTTGTTATTGGTGTGTTTTCAATTGCCGCAAGTCTTTGGTCATATTCGCTTTGCGTGATTTCACCATTTTGTAATTGGGTTTCTAAATGATTGGCTGCATCAATTTGAGATTGAGACAATGAATCACCTATTCTATCACCAGTTACTACAACGCCTCCAGAGAGATTTGTACCCCCTGGAGTAACTACTTTAGGAGTTAAATCTACTTTAGGTAATTCAATATTACCAACACCCCCACTTGTTCCATAAGTAATATCAGATGTAGCTGGTCCAGAAGCAACTTGCGTACCACCAGTAGTTGGCTGATCTGGATTAGCAAAAGCATTAGTAAACTGATTATAGTATTGATCAGCTAAACTGGCTGTTGGTGCGGCCAATGACAATTCTGGCGCAAGATAATTAGTTGGCAGTTTACCAGAAGCAATGTCATTTAAACCACTTACATAGTTAGATGCAGTTGTTGTTGTGTTAGTTAGCTGATCTTGTGCTTGCGAATATTGATTAGTTTGATCAGTTAGTGCTTTATTTAAGTTAGTTAATTGATTCTGTAACGGTTGAACATTAGTGCTATACAAATCGTTTACTTGCTTACTACTTGCTTCCAAAGTTTGACGCATTGGAGCAATATCAGAATTGTAAAGATTCTCTAAACTGGTATTAGCTGTTTTAAATTCTTGAGAGGCAGTGTTATATTGTGGAATTAAATTGTTTAATTTATTTGCGGTATCATTGGCTGCATTAAACGCCGTAGTGTTACTACTATCAGCCTCATAAGCAGCTTTGTTAGTGTCATAATTAGACTGTAATGTTTGTACTTGTGAATACAAATCATTTGCATTTTTTTGCAAATCAACTACATTTTGGTATGCTGGATTATATTTATTATTTATAGCATCTTGATACGCACTTTGATTTGTTTTGTAATCGTTGTATGCTGTTTTAAATTCATCACCAGCTAAATAATTATCTAGTGCTGTTTTTGTGGTGTTGTATTGATCATAAGTACCTTTAACACTATCAGCTTGGCTTAATAACGCAGTTCTTTGCTGATCAATGGTTGGCATTAAATCAGCAACTTTATTAGATAAATCGCTTGATGCGGCAGTTAAATACTGCTTAGCCAAATCACCACTAACGGGTTGATCCAGATTAGCGCCTAGACTAATATTTGCTGCTCCGCCAGCTAAGCCGCTTCCTGTTGCACTCCAAGGCAATCCCGTTGCTGGGTTAACATCACCTAATGAAGCTGTTGGTGCCACTAATGAATTCCAAGCATCTTTACCAGCACCAATAGCATTACCTAATAATGTTCCACCAGCGCCACTAACAGCGCCCGTTAACGGATCACCACCTTTAATAGCAGAGCCAATAGCACCCGTTCCAGCGTTGGTAACAATAGGATTGACATATTGATTGGCTTGATTTCCAATAGCACCAAGACCTGTGCTTAGTGCAGAATTTTGTAGTAATGTTGCTACATCTTGCCCTCTAAGAGCACCAGTACCAGCAGACGATAATGCTTTGGCAACATATGGATTGACGCCAGCGGATTCTAATCCACTTAATGCACCGCCAGTTAGACCACCATAAAACGCACCAGACAATGCTCCTTTTAGGGGATCTTGACCTTTAATGGCAGACATTGTTCCACCTAAACCAGCACCATATAAAGATCCAGTTCCCGCGGCAGCTAATGCTGATTGAAGTGCTGTTGGGGCTGCAAAACCACCAATACCAATTGTGCCACCTGTTCCGATTCCAATTCCAGCACCAGCTCCAGTACCAGCGGCGCCAGTTAAACCAACACCCGTACCAGCGGCACTACCAGCACCAGTACCAATACTACCAGCTACTTCTGGAGCTAAATTACCTACAGCACTTGCACCACCGTACCCAGCCTCTATTGCACCAGCGCCCGTTCCGGTCAAAGCAGAACCGCCTTCAATCGCTGGTAAGGCTTCTGCTAAATAAGGTGCTGCGTATGGGGCAACAACAGCCAATGCTACAGCACCAACTGTTGCCCAACCACCAGGGATGACATCGTTAACAGCTTTGTCAACAGATGCACTAACGTCACCGATAGCGGGACCCGGGTCAATAGATGCTAAAGCATCACCTGCCCCACTCCAATCAATTGGGTCTGTGATGTCAAATCCACCTCCGCCTCCACCACCACACATAATTAGAGCCTTTTCATACTGTTAAAACCACCGATTTTATAACCATTGTGTATGTAGAATTTTTTCATCTCTTCAATTTTTCCACCAACACTATGTCCCATAAAGATCTCTTTTGCTCCATTTTCTTTTGCCCAATTCTCAATCGCTTTCAACAGTTTAAAAGCAGTTGAACCTCCTCTATGTTCTGGCAAAATATAAAATCCAACATCACTTGCTTTTTCATATTCTGAAAAGAAAAATGGACTAATAACTGCTCCAACAAAGCCAATGCATTTTTCATTTTTAAATGCTAAAAATGCGGCACTTTTTGGATAATCCATCAATGCTTGAATTTTTCTTCTAGATGGTGGTGCAAAAGAAAAAACGCTTTCAACAACCATTTGCTCAATCAAAGCAAAAAGTTGTTCAAAATGTTCTTGTTTAGCTCTAATAATCATATATACTCTAAACTTGCAGCATCTTGTTTTGTCAAATTTGATTTTATATAAGCTTCTCCACATTTAACAGTAGACAAATGATGCTCGCCCATAACTATACCTATATAGTCGGAAGCAACGCAATGTGGTTTAACCCCGTTTAACCAATGTTGAATTGACATAAAAACTCCACCAGAATCACCTATTATTGCGCCATGAGTTGTTTCTGGTTTAACTCTCATTCGGACTCCTCTACAAAAAGAAGTTCCATCAATATTTGGAGTTGTCATTGCTTTTTCAGAAGTTGTATATTTACCATTTATTGTAAATTGAATTTCGCCTCCTAAATATAGTTCAAAACTATCCACATTAGGATGAGTGTGTTCTGGTATTATATAATTTGGAGGAACAATGAACAATTGAACTTGGAACGGATCTTCCCTATACCAAATTACAGAAATAACATCTTCAACTTTATGAACTGCATGAAAAAGTGGTATTCTTCCTATTAAAGAAGAATCTTTTAAAAAACTTTCGCAAAAAATTTCTAATTGATCACTCATTCTGTTGCCATCCAAGAGTAATTTGACTTGTCAGATTTTTCAATATTTAAACCTTCTTCGTCAAGCATTTCAATTATTTTAGGTGCATAAAAACTGCTGTAAATTCTTTTTATACCTAATTTTTTTAATTTTTTCATAAACTCTTTTATAGATGTTTTGAAATTCAAAGGAGAATCTACTGTATATAAATGGATTTCTGCAATATTAGGTTCAATAGCAATTGCAAGCAAAAGGGAGTTATTTGCTTGAATAAGAATCCCTGCACCAGATTGAACAACTTTGTTTATTTTGCGCAAAACAATTTTAGGGTCATAACTTAATCGCTCTGAATCTTTTGTTATAATTTCTGAAGGTGTCATATTTAATTAAAGTTTAACGACTTGGGCCATTGACAATTTGACTAAAGCTATGAGCCCAATCTTGCCAGTTATCAAAACTCTCTGGAGCAGATACGGGGTAAGCTGCAAAAGTAGCCAAATTCATAATTTGAGCTGCTCCCGCTTGCCAGTTTGTATCTACAGTAATGCCAATCGGTTCAGAACCAAAATACTGAATTAAATTACCATTCCAATCTTCCCAAGTAGTATATTCTGGGGAAAACGGAAAGTGTTGCGTTATACTAGGGACGCTCATCACCAAACTCAGCAGTAATTAAGTTACGACCCATTTCAAAGTTACCGTTAATATCATTGGATTCAAACTTCAAACGAACCAAACGATGCTCAACACGAAGATCAATTTTACCAGTATCTTTAGTAAAATAGTACGGACCAGAAGTTTCTTCGTATGGACCAGAAGCAAACTTACGACCCAAAATAGTCATCGACATGGTGCCAGATTGTACGAAGTTAGGCTCAACGCGGCGTAAATGCATACGACGATTAATACCTTGAATGGCATTTTGACTTGGATTACCAGTAAGCCAACTAATATCGCAAGTGGTAACGCTGGAGTATACCGCTAATTCGTTAGCTATTGTTACTTCATTCAAATTGTGTTCGTGTTGCCAAATTGAATATCCGCCAGAAGTTGGATATACCAAAGTGCCTGGTGCTGTTGATGATGTTATAATGGTAGATGCAGTAATTAAAGTAGCGTTGTATGTAAAGTCATATACGCTAGAAACAATATTGTACACTTTTTTTGGATTGGCTAAATCGGTCGAAAGTGTAACACTATCGCCTGGACTAATAATATTTGAAACATCACCAGCTAAATAAATTTGTTTGTTAGTTGGTGCTGGAGCACCCTCTGGAGTTGCTATTGATACAACGGGATTACTAACGCTTGTATTGTATTCCCAACCAGCCCAAATTGGGGTTGGGAATAACTCTGTAGTATAACCACAAGAGCGACGAGCACCAATAGCAGAACCAGCATCGTACCATAATTTATCTTTTACATTGTAGATAATAGCATCAGTACATTCTGTGGCACGACCACGGGGATAAAAGAACCAAATCTCGTTGTATCTTGGAACTTTGGTTGCCCATACTTTTTGACGCTGTTCATAATTGATATTATCAAACAACCAGTTTACATTCTTATCGTTTGGCAATACGGCAACTTGACCGTTGTAAACATAGTATCTATCAACGCCCATCCAGAAATACAGACCGTCCATCTCAACCACAGCGTTAGAAGACATGATAGAGATTTGGCTAGAAACAATGTCATAATTCCAGTAAAACTGAGTAGCTTGGGAATTGAATGAAACACGAATAAGTGAATCTGTAGCCCAAAATAAACCAGATGGTGAATTAGTACCACCACGCACTGTCATGCCTTTTACAATCTTGGAAGACGATACATTAATTTGGTTAGCTAATGGGCCGTTCCAATCGTATAGTGTTTGTTCAGAATAAATATTGCTAACATTATTGTTTGCAATAAATCCATGTGAACCGTATACAAAAATAAATGGATACAGAACGCAAACACCACCGTCTACAGAAATAGGCTTATATGTTGGATTTTGACCAGCACTATCAGATAAACCAGATAAATAAAACTGATTGTTTGCATCTGGTGTAACCGATCCTGTTAATACTTGGGATGTAACGCCGCTGTCAATATTTTGTAAATTTTTACCAGGGTGAGCTAGTATATTTAATTGACCACCAGATGGGCTAAATTGAGCATCAAATTGCCAATTATTACGAGTATCCGCTGAAAAAATAGTATCGTTTAACCAAATTTGACTAATGGGTCCAGCTGGAGCGTTTGGCGTAAAGTCAATTGTTGTTTCTGAAGGAGGCCCCGCGGCGTAAGTAGAACCAGTAATGGTGTAAACAACAGGCGTACCTGTTTGCTCAATAATAAATTCAGTGCCAACAGCAAAAGTTGTAGTGGCATTACCAGGAACAACTATTTGAGATACTGAGACAGTGGTTGTTACATAGGCCGTTACTGAACCAGGTAACATATTTTCCACATAAGGTCCGCTACCAGCACCGTAAGTTGTGCCTGTAGTAAATACATCTAAACCGTCTGCATTTCCTGCAAAAACATAATTAACACCGTTATACGGTACATTCATCATGCCACGATAAATACCGTTAAAACTTGTAAATAGTGTGGAATACCCACCTATTTTTTTTGGTTCACCACGCTGAAAACGACACCATACACCGTCGGTGTATTGGTCATTTTGAAACTGAGTACCGTCGCGCTTGATTCCAGCCGGAATTACTAGGCTGTAAATTGAAGTATATTGCGAGGTATCCTGTTGCTGATTATCAGCCGCCATTTAAAAAGTTCCACCACTGATCAATTGCGCTCTAAGTTCTGCATTGACAGTAACCAATGGTTGTAATGTGTTGGTATTGTCAATATCCACAATCTCCACGCCATTTGCTGACAATCCAAGGATATTAGCACCAGGTAAATACATACCCGTAGTGGAGTCATTTAAAAATGAATATGATGGTGCTGAAGCAACACCATCAATAGCATAAAAAAGATTGGATGCTGAAGAGGTCAATAGGTAAAGATTTTGACCATCACACAGTACCGTAGCAATATTACCAGTGGTAACGACCAACGCTGGAGATAAACTACCTTCTACAACAAACTCCAAATCATAATCAGAATGCCCAGTTGCGTTAATCAAAATGTAAATTTGAGTTGTTGCTGGCAATGTAATGGTTAGTGATAGTGTACGACTACCCGTTTGCGCAATATAGTTTTGGATAATTGGTGCATAGGAAACTAAGCTAAAAGTAGTTCCTGGAATAGAATCCACATCATAAGTAGCCGATGTAAAGGTTACATTTGCTGCAGCAGTTAAGCCAACAGTAATAAATGAACCCGTGCTAACATCATAAACAATATAACCAGAATCACCTGGGTTAGCAACAATCGAAGATTGGCCATTAATTAATGTTGGTGTTTGTGGCATAAGCATTAAAGAGCCAGTGCCAGCATTTCTAAATCCGATGTACCAACCAGTGGACAATGAAGAAATTAAAGGAAGGTTATATGTTCCAGCACCACTGTTCCAAACAAAAGTAGATGCACGACTAGCATCATTAATTGTTGGGGTTGTGGTTACATTGACAATGTTTTGAGTAGTTGCTAATTTACCAGAAATGGTTGTTAAGCCAGCACCTTGCAGTGTTGCCGCATCAGCGTATGATGTGCCAGCAGCAAATTCTACATTTGCCCAAGTACCACCCAAAGAAGTATTATCAGTAAGATAGAAGTAGCGAGATTTACCAACAGCAACGGTAACGGATTGACCCCCATCGGCATCTTTAACCACAAAATCATTGAGTCCCAAATTGCGGAGAAGGATGTCCGTTCCAAGTGCGCCTTGAGACGCATCAGGTAATAGGATGCTAAGATTGCCAAGAGAAGCAGCGCAATCCATAATACGGGCTGCAGGAACTTGTTGACCATTAACGACAGCAGGCCAGACAAGCTGAGTGTCGGTGCTAAATGAGAGAGCATAGTAGGATACATCCGTTGGTTGAATAACGTCGCCAGTAAACGGTGATGTGAATGTTGACATATTTTATGGTTCCTGAGTCGTAACATTTCTGTCAATACGACGAGAATTGTCTTCTTTTTTAAGCGCAGCCAAACAATCTGTATAGTATTGTTTCCACACTGGCAATTTATCCAAAGCTTTTAAATAGCCTTGTGCTTGCAACAAAGTGCCAAACAACATCGCCTGTGGAGCTTCTCTAGTAAACAGATTTTGTTGATTGGAAGAATCTAACGGTTGAATTTCACTGTAGTAAATAATTTCTATTGCCGTGTCTTGTGCGGGTGCTGGAGCAAACGCCCAGTTGTTGTAATCATATTCTCCATAGTACTTTACATCTGACGGAGTTGATTCAGATTGGTATTGAGCAATATAATCTTGACTACGCATGAGAATTGGGCGACCATTTGCTTTCATAGAGACTGTTTTTCTCCAACGAGCTGGTTTAGCAAGCACAACTTGGTTCTGTGCTAAAGAAGTTTCAACTACAGTTAACTGAAGGTATGTTTTAAGTTCCGCAGCAATAGCGGATTCTGCCAAGCCAATTAAGCTAGGAATTTGTGCAATAAACCCAGCATCGTTTCTTTCCATATAGGAAATAACATCCGCCACCAAATTATCGTAAGTTTGAACGTATGCGTTGGTCATCTTGTATAATAACTGATGTTAGGTTGGAAGTATATTGGCGATTTATCACGATCTTCATCACTAGCATGTTGGAACAGCTTAGCGGCTTGTCCTTCTAAATACTGTATACGAGGCATATCTACACCTGGTAACTGTAAAGATAGTTTATGCGATAGGGATGCTTGAATAGAAGCAATCCAACGATCGGGTACATAAATTTCATTTGTTAACGAGCCTACATCTTCCATTTGTTTTTCAACAATTAATTGGAACATTTGGAAGTCGTTGTTTGGCACAGGCCACAAATACATCGATGGCTCAATCTGACGATCAAACCAGTATTGTAACGAGCGTTGACTAGGGAATTGTTTGTTGGGAAGATTCCAGTAATCGTCACGGTTTAAGCGAGCTAATGGAATTACTTGTTGGCTAGTTGAAAATACAATCTGGCGAACAGAGAATGTGGGTGCTACCGTCTCTCTTAGACGATAGTATTGATATGGTGGCGTAATGGGGATATTGTAATATTGCCACTGTTTGTCAACCATGGTAATTTCTGGGAATATTTTAACTACTTCCCAAGTAATGCCATCGTTGCTGACTTCGTAAACAAAGTTATATGTTACTGTGCCAAGTGGTGCATAAGCATTCCAGCCAACATAATACACAGGTAATGCTGGAGAATACTGTAATCCCAAATAGTTTTTTGAAACAGTTGATGTTGCATGTGTTTCTAAATTTAAGTCAAATGCCGCTGGAGCGTAATCATTATCAAGAGGCAAATATTCAGAAGCTTGACTGTTAATAACATAAACCCAGTTGGCTTCACGAACATCAATTGTTGTTTTTGGTAGAACTAATTGCTGTTGTGCATTTAATGCGCCGTATAACTGATTTTCTAGGAGCCAAAGATTGACTCCCATGTTGGACAAATCCATCAAGTTATAAAACAAAGCCTGTTTGGCTGCATCAATATACTCGGGCGTGATTTCTTCTGCCACTTTACCAGCATCACGATATGCATATGAAATCAGTTGGTCGACATTGATCTTTGTCTTACCAGTGGTGCCTGAATAGGCCATAATTAACGTCCTCTACCAGCTGAGCGCTTCAATACTTTGTTTGGTAATTTGTTTGATGCAGGACCAGCTTTGACAAACTCTTTGCCAACCTTTTTAGGGATGCCAAGAGTAGATTTGCCTTCAGCGGCGGCGTACATAGCGCTTTGTTGAGCTTTAGATTTGTAAGGCATTTAGCAAGCCTTTCCACCTTTTCTCATGGCACGACCACCGCCACAGAGTTTTGAAAGGTCGGTCTTTTTGCCTTCATGCGATTGTTTATCGTGCATGGCAAAAGCCTTTTTAACAATCTTCTTGTCCTGTTTAATATCATCATTGCCAACAGAACCGCCAGTTTTCATTTTTGGAAGACACTTAAATCCGTCCATGGTATACCCTTTCAATTATCTATATCTACTTATGCAAAAATAAGGCGGTTTACGCCCCTAAAAATAGTGCTCTTTCACGCTCTCTGCGTTTCTGAAGCACCGCCGGTTTGTTCCACATGAGAATGGCATCTGCCGCTCCCTTGAGGTCATTTTCATTAATTTTACGAACTACGGTAGACTTGGCAAAAGCAGTGCCTCCAATATTGAAGCACAGGCTGTATAAGGCGTCGAATTGAGGTTGGGTAAGGGGTACCTTCACTGAGTTCTCTACCGCCTCGCTACACCACTTTAAATCGCTTCTAAGGAGCTCTTCTACTTGCTCGTCTGTCAAGGTAGCTGTGATAAGGTGCTGCTCATCGGGTTTGATAAGGTGCCCTACGCCAATTGTCCAAAGACCCTTGGAGTCCTTGTATGCCTTGTTGCGCGAGCCTTCTTCTTTGGTGATGAAGGAAAGAGTGGATTTTGCAATTGCCATGATGTTCTCTTCAATATGGGTATAACGGTCGGTAAAGTGGATAACTGCAAACACACCCAACGACCACAGCAGTACCGCTATAAGTCTTTTCATTTTTACTCCTTACTTTGCAATGTTACCGCAAATTGGGGGTTATTCTTTTGTCTTATATTTCATTTGTGCAACCTTCTCTAGGCTACGTGATCCAAAATACGCCCCGAAGACGAGCATGCCCCAGTTACCTAATAGGGTTACATACGCTTCATTAGCGTCCATTCCAAAAGCAGACATCATGGCAAATATAAAATAGCCACTAAAAATAGCAATTAAAGATAAAGGTCTAATGTTTTTTGCCAGCCAAGAATCGGAAGATAAGTCTGCTTTCCAACGTTCTGAAATATTATTTTGCTCGTTCATGTCAGCTTGTAATTCTGCAAGTTGACCCTCTTGAGCTAACTTAGCAAGATCTAATTGTGCTTGGGCTTTTTGAGCTGGATCGGGAATGAGCTTGTCAACTAGCTTCATTCCAACGGCAACAATATCGTCTATTCCAAACATTATCTATCTACCTTTTTGTCTAGCTTGTCTTCAATGCGATGTAGAGCTTTGAGCACTTCGTTCCAGCGGTCGTTAAAGTCTTCTTTGCTGACATAGTGGGTTGGTAGTTCTTCGCGCAGTTTGGCAAGGTCAATTTTAAGCTCTTGAACGGCAGTCCAAAGCTCCCTACAAAACCAACCGAGTACGGCGCAGGTGGTTGGTAGGATAAAGTTCATCATTGATTGAAAGTCCATATTATCCTATGATTGCTTTTACTTCATCTTGCGTTAAACCTAATGCGGCTAGTTTAGCTAGTGCTGATTGTTTAGCATCAATAGTTGCTTGTGCAACATCAATAATGGCTTGTTTTTTAGCTTCATTAACTACAACTTTGCCATCTACTAATTCCCAAGCGTTAAAGTATTCATTGTCAATAGGAAATTCACTGTCATCAACAATAATTGCGCCTTCAGGACAGTCTTTGACCAAGACTTCCTCAATAGATAATTCGCCAGTAGGAATACAAACAGAAACACCGCCATTGTCGTTAGTAAAAATAATTGCTTGTGTCATTGTTATTCCTTAAATTATCTAAATATTGAAAAATAAATATAGTTGGCATCTACAACAGCTTGATTTGGAACGGCTACATAAAATTGAAATGATGAAGAAGTAATGCTTCCTGTGCCATTTACCTCAAAAATTTGATTAGTAGCAAATCCTGATTGATACGCAACACCACCACAAACTGCATAATTAGCGTCTGCCAAAGCATTTGTAAAATTTACTGTATAAGACCCTGTGGTATTTCTAGTTATAGAACTAATATTATAAGAAGCCCTTATAGATACTCCGCTTGTTCCATTAAAATTAGCCCAAGCCTTTGCAGAACCTTGAATACAGTTGGTAGAAGAAGTGCTATTAGTACCATCTGAAATAGTAGTGCTAGTTAAAGTAGTAACAGTACCAGTAGTAATAGTTGCGGTACTAAAATTCGGTACATCACCGCTAATTGTTATAGCCATTATGCTTGCTCCTCTGCTGGTAATGGTTCGTTACCTTCTTCTACCCATGCAAGGTAGGCTTGGTAGTCTGTGTTGTCTGGGTCAAAAGGGATAGAAGCACCGTCTGATAAGCGTTGAACTACATCAGATGGATTTCCAAATAAACCTTGTGTTAATTTATACATTTTTATAACTCCGCCGCAATAGTAACACCTAAATTTCCAGCAGTTCCACTTAAATAAAAAGCTGAACTAGCATTTGTATATGTAAAAAGCACATCCGTTCCTGGAGCAAAAAGACCCGTAGTTCCAGTCCAAGTACCACTAACTACAGTAACAGTAGGTACAGCTCTTTTAGTAGTGTGATAAGTGTAAGTGCAACCATAAGTTGTAGAACTAAAATATGTTCCCCAAAATGGATAGTTAACGCTTGAACCATAAGTTATGGTTTCAAGATACCTCTGACACAAAGCCAACTCTTGACCATATTGACGATACTCAAATCCAGTAGCACTACTTCCTACTTCTAGTTGAACACCAGTAATGTAGAAGGTTGCTCCGTTTGTTCCTACTACGGATGTTGCACCTGTAACTGAACGATAATCACCAGCCGCCCATGAGCCAGCAGTTCCGCTATATGTTGAACCCATACCAACACCAAACCAAACACGCATACCAATGCCGCTAGTTGTAAGCCAAGTTCCTGTTGTATCGCCTGGAATAGTTACTGAAATA